GCTGAAAACATTGTAGTTTTTCACACTCGAATGCCAGCCGAAACAAAGGAAAAGTTGGATCTTTATGCAGATAAGATGGGCGAAAGTGCGGCCAGGGTCTTATCAAATCTGGTCGATCAACACCTGCCAAGCACAAAACCGGCGGTTAGTTTCACAGAAAATGATGAGCAAGTGGACCTTGAAACATGGCTTCGCAATCATGAGTAAAAGCATTCACAAGGTAAGTTTCTGGTTGGCTGATACACCAATTGGCAAGGGTCGCCCACGGTTTACCAGAACGGGCCGTGTCTTTACGCCAAAGAAAACCAAAGACTTTGAGCTAAAGATTGCGGCCAAGGCATCGGATGAAATGGTAACTCTTGGCATTGATCCGTTCACTGTTCCGTGCAAGGTTTACATCTTGGCACAGTTCCCCATCCCTAAATCATGGCCCAAGAAGCGCGTAGAAGCCGCCACACGCGGGGAAGTGGTTCCCGGCAAGCCGGACATCGATAACGTGGCAAAGCTCGTCCTGGACGCTCTCAACGGCGTTTGCTTCGAAGATGATAAGCTGGTTCAGACATTAAAGATCACCAAAAAGTACGGTCAGCCGTTGTTGTTGGTGCAAGTGGAGGCAGAAACATGATGCGCGTGCTTGTGGCTTGCGAGTTTTCTGGTCGCGTGCGTGAAGCTTTCCGCGCTGCTGGGCATGACGCATGGTCTTGTGATTTATTGCCAGCGGATGACGGTTCGCACTTCCATCGGCAAGGTGACGTCGCTGCGTTGCTGCACGAAGAATGGGATTTAATGATAGCGCACCCGCCTTGTACTTACCTAACAAATGCTGGCGTTACTTGGTTACATCGAGATCCAGAAAGATGGGCTTTGCTTGACGAGGCCGCACAGTTTTTCAAGCTTCTGCTGAACGCGCCAATAGCAAAAATATGCGTAGAAAACCCAATCATGCACAAATACGGCAAAGAGCGCATTGGTGGTGTTAAGCAAAGCCAAGTTGTTCAGCCTTGGATGTTTGGCCATATGGAGCAAAAGGCAACGTGTCTCTGGCTTAAAGGATTGCCGAAGCTGACGCCAACAAACAACGTAAAAGAAGAAATGCTTTTGCTGCCCGATAACGAAAGGCAAAGACTGCATTACTTGCCGCCAAGCAAAGACAGGTGGAAAATACGCTCAATGACATATCAAGGCATCGCTGACGCAATGGCGGCTCAGTGGGGATCATCGCTATCCAAGAAGGGGGAGATATGAAACCGGTCACGATCAGGGCAAAGGATCTCAGAAAGTTTGCCATACTGCCAATCAAGGCCATCACAGATCCACAGGTCACAAGAACCAGTGCATTGTCTGTGCTGGCGGCTCTCTGTTCTTATTGCGATGAAACAGGCTGTACATTCGTCTCACAGGCTCGATTGGCTAAGGATCTAGGCATATCAAGGCAAGCCGTAAGCAAGCAAATAGTCAAACTCAAGAAGCTGGAATATATCGTAGAAGCAAAGAACAGATACAAAGGACAAACAACAACAACCCTCAAGGTCATCTATGACGACATCAAAACAGAAGAAGAAGCACTCGCAAATCTATCACCAGCAGAGAGAATAGGCTTAGAAGAAAGACGGGAAAAGCTAAGACAACAGATGGAAAAAAAGCCAGCAGAAGTCATTAATTTGCCTGTGGATAACTCTGTGGATAAGTCTGTGGATAACTTTAACCTGTCAACCTCAGAAGTTTCACAGGGTGCAACCTCAGAAGTTTCACCCCCTGCAACCAATAAGGTTGCACAGAACAAACCATATAACAACATATATAACAGTATAAGTGATGTCAGTAGACAGTGTTGTTCTTTGTTTTTAAGAATTGCTGAAAGTTATGGAACACCAAGACAAGTCAATGACAGAGATTATCAGGTCATGGAAAGTTGGGTCAAGGATGGGCTGACAGTGGAGATTTGGGGCGATATCCTCAAAGGTCATGCGAAATGGTGCCACGATAACCGCCGGGATTATCCGCGAGGGCTGGCTTGGTTCACAGTTCCGGTGCAAAAGAAGCTGGGAAACGCACCAAAACGCGGTAAGAATACAATCGGAGCGGTAGTAAAAAAGCTAAGACCTTGATAATAAAGGATAAGTCATTTAACATAATACGTATTATGCGCTGTAATCGATTTAGTTCGGGCAATTCCGGCATCACGCGAGCCTTTTCGCAGCACGGCCAGCGCACGTCTGCGCACGACCGACCCCCTTGCCCCCCCACCCCCGCGCCTCTTGCTGCATACCCCCACATAAATATTTTCTGGTTTTTTTCTGGATTGTGTGCCATACCTATTTTTATCAATTAGGAAGGATTGAGTTATGAAGAAGATGTATCGAGTTGTTCAGGGTCAGAAGCGACGGAATGATCCTGAGAAGAAGGATTGGGTGAGATTGGGTATTGCGTTTAGTGACAGTAACGGGATGCGAGTTAAGTTGAATGCGTTGCCATTGCCTGATGAGAATGGGGAGATTTGGTTAAACTTGTTTGAGGACGAGCCTAAGTCTGGTGGTCAGCAAGTTCGGGGATCTTCTCAGACAGAAGATGCTATACCGTTCTGATGGCGAGAACGCGTCAAACTCCGATTGGTAGATTTGGCGGGGTACGTTTAGCACAGCGGCGTATTCGGACCAGTGAGACATTGGAGAATAACAAGGAAGCGGTTGCCCAGGAGTTGATTGCTCTTGGGACCACTTCGATTACGGAGATTATAAATCTTGATGGTTCTATGCGTCCGTTGGATGAAATACCGGATTATGCTCTGAGGGCGATAAAGAAGATTGTTCCGATGCCGGATGGTCGTGTATCGATTGAGTTGCATGACAAGGTGAGTGTTTTGCGCATCTTGGCGAAGGCTGCGGGTTTCTTAGATAATCCTGAGAAGGAGAATGATAAGCCATCGATTGTTGGGATTAACATGCGTGGACCGGCGGCAACGACAGAGTATGCTGAGGTGGTGGATGAAACAGATAGTAATTGATGACGAGCTTATGGCTTCGGTTGGGATACAGTACGCAGCAATGTATTTTTGTCACCGCGTAAAATCTTTAGAGGCAGCGCTTGAGGAGATTGAGAAGGTTGCTCTGGTTAGCGAGGGCGTTGAGTTCTACGCAATGGTGGCGCGTAAGGGTTTAGATGGCGAGTTCGATTATGACGGATATTCCGAGCCTTGATTTAAACTTTGAGAACAGTCCGACTGTTTGGAAGTTTCTGCATGATGACAGCTTTGTTCGGGGATTGATGGGTCCGGTTGGATCTGGGAAGTCTTATGGGTGTGCGGCTGAGATTATGTTGCGGGCGGTGCGTCAAAGGCCCAGCCCCAGAGATGGGATCAGATATTCTCGGTTTGTGATTGTTAGAAATACTTATCCTGAGTTGAGAACAACGACGATTAAGACGTGGCAAGAGTTATTTCCAGAGGATGTTTGGGGTGGAATGCGCTGGCAACCGCCTATTTCGCACCATATTCGGATTCCGACGAGAGAGGATATTCCGGGCATTGATTGCGAAGTAATCTTCATGGCCCTTTCTTCTCCGCAAGATGTACGGAAACTGCTGTCATTGGAGCTTACGGGGGCTTGGGTGAATGAGGCCAGAGAGTTGCCGAAAGCGGTGATTGATGGTTTGACACACCGAGTTGGGCGATATCCGACAAAAGCGGATGGTTCTCCGACATGGTACGGTATTTGGATGGATACGAACCCACCGGACAATGACCATTGGTGGCATGAGTTGGCAGAGAAAAATCCTATTGGTGGTGCCTATCCGTGGACGTTCTTCAGACAACCCGGCGGTGTTTTGGCTGTGAATGGGAAAGATGTGCCTGAGAATCCAGAGGCGCAGGGCCATGTGTTTTCTGGGGGCAAGTGGTGGAAAACCAATGAGGATGCGGAGAATAGAAACAATCTGCCGCCCGGATATTATCAACAGCTTCTCGGCGGAAAGAATGCGGATTGGATCAGGTGCTATGCGCAGGGAATGTACACGTTTGTGCAAGAAGGGCGTCCGGTCTGGCCGGAGTATGACGATGAATTGATGAGCGGGGATGTTGAGGTCGATCCGTATTATCCCATGCAGATTGGCGTTGACTTTGGATTAACACCGGCGGCGATCTTTGGGCAGAGAACACAAGCGGGGGCGTGGCGGATCTGCGATGAGCTTGTGACGTTTGACATGGGCCTTGAGCGGTTTGGTCAGGAAATGATGGCGCTGATTGCTCAGAAATATTCTAAGCATGATATTCTGATTTGGGGCGATCCGGCGGGGAATAAACGGGATGAGATTTACGAGGTTACAGCCTTTGACCATCTCAGATCACTTGGTTTCAAAGCACAACCAACAGAAAGCAATGCGTTTCAAGTCAGACGAGAGGCTGGGGCTAGTCCTATGGGGCGGCTGATAAACGGCAAACCTGGGCTGATGGTGGATAAGAAATGCCTGAGATTGCGCAAATCTCTGAGCGGCGGATACTTTTTCAAGCGTCAAAGCATGGGCGCTGGGCAAGATCGATTTAAAGATACGCCGGTGAAGAATGACCATTCACACTGCGGGGATGCGTTTGGATATCTTATGCTGGGCGGCGGTGAACAACGCCGGTTGCGCAGGGGTAGCTATGGCAATTCCTTCGCAGCACAAAGCTATTCTGCGGAAACGGAATTTAACGTGTTCTGATGGGACTGATCCAGTTACCAACCTTTCAAATGCGAACCGATGAGCAAATCGTTCCGCTCACACTTAGCCATGTTTATAATATTAAGCTGGGGCCGCACGAAGAGGAATACGCTAGACATATACCGCACTACAGAGATTATGTTTGGGACTATTCTGTGCTGGGCTGGTCATGGACTGCTATCGGGCGCGGCAAGGTCATTGCCATCTTCGGAGTAAGAGATATATGGCCCGGTTTGGTCGAAGCTTGGTTCATTCCGGGCGAGGGCTTGGATCGTCATGCAAGGTCAACTTTGATCGGTGCAAGGGCGCTTTTGCGTGAAGTGATGTCTGATACAGATATCAGACGTATGCAAATCTTCGTAAAAGTGGACAATACCCGCGCATTAAGGTTTGCTAAGGCGCTACATTTTGAGGTAGAGTGCATATTAAGAAAGTTTGGCCCAGAGGGGGCTGACTACTATGCGATGGCGAGGTTTGAGTAATGGCTGGACTAGGTGGTGGCAGACGTAGAAGAGAGCCAAGCGTTGAAGAAGTTCGCGCTCAAGAGCAAGCAACAGCGGCGCAAGAACGGGCTGAAGAACGGGCCGAAAGTCAAGAGCGTACAGAGATGCGGGGTGTGCAAGCCAGAAGAAGATTACTTCGTCGCGGTGGTTTAAGATTATTATTCTCCCCAGCACGTCAAGAGGGGCCGGGAATGGCAACGACCAGAATGTTGGGTGGGGGATCTTGATATGCCGAAGGGCGGGACTCAGCCATTAAAGGCACAAGCAAAAAAAGAAACGCTTGGATCTGATATTCGCATGGGTCTTGGCCTTGAGCCAAAGTCACCAAGCTATCGGGCGCGTTCTGCGGCAAGCCAAAAAAAACATCAGGAAATGCTGGAGCGATCAAGAAGAAACGAAAAGAAGCGCGAGAAGCGGAGAAGTAAACGTCCATCTGCGCAAATGCTTTTCGAGCAAGAAAAAGCCGCAAAGCTGGCAGAAGAACGGGCCGAAGGACAAAAGAAGCGTAAGGCGTTTGAAAAGGCTCAAGGCGAAAGATACGCTCGTCGTCGCCGGTTGCTAATGAATATCTGATAGGAAGCAGTATGACAAAAATCAAAGAAGATTCTCGCGTTTACCAAAAAGCTGATCCCCAGCCAAAACGCGCAAGAAATGAAAAGGGGCAATTGGTTTCAGATGATCCATCTACCCCAGACGTAAATGAAGCTTGGGAAGGCGGGAAGGCTCCAAAGAAAAAAGCTGCCCCAAAGAAAAAGGCAACAAGTAGTGGTAAAAAAAGCGTATCAAAATCCTAAGGGCGGATTGAACGCTGCCGGTCGCGCTTACTTCAAGCGCAAAGAGGGATCTAATTTAAAAGCCCCCGTCAAATCCGGCGATAATCCCCGCAGAGCGTCCTTCCTGGCTCGAATGGCGGGGAACCCCGGGCCGGATCGTGACAGTGAGGGCCGACCGACACGGAAATTGTTGTCGCTCCGCGCCTGGGGCGCTTCATCTACAGCGGATGCTAAACGTAAAGCTGCCGCTATAAGCAAGAGGAACAAGGCAAATGCCTAAGCTATCAACGAGAGAAGTCATTGCGCGAGAGGCAAAAGCACAGGCTCGCAAAGATGAATGGCGTACAATCTACGAAGATTGCTATGAATTTGCTCTGCCGCAACGAAACTTATACAACGGCTATTACGAAGGCAAAACGCCCGGCAAAGGCAAGATGCAGCGTGTATTTGATTCTACGGCCATGTCCTCAACCAAGCGTTTCGCCAACCGGCTTCAATCCGGGTTGTTCCCCCCTAATCGTCATTGGTGCCGTTTAGAACCCGGTTCGGCTGTGCCTGAGCAAGATCAGCCAAGAGCGCAGCAAATACTTGATGCCTATGTTGATATTATGTTTGACCAGCTACGTCAGACAAGTTTCGATCTGGCTATGGGTGAGTTTTTGCTGGATCTCTGCGTGGGTACAGCGGTTATGATGGTAACTCCGGGCGATGAAGTTACCCCCATTCGTTTTCTTGCGATACCACAATACCTAGTGGCCATTGAGGAAGGCGCATATGGCATGGTCGATAACGTCTATCGCAAGCTGCGTATCAAGGCGGAATCCATCACAAGAGAGTTCCCAGACGTTCAGATCACAACAGAATTGCAAGATGCAATAGATCGTCGTGGTTCTGAAGAGCTTGATCTGTTTGATGCGGTTATCTTCGATCAAGAGACAGGCCGATATCATTATCACGTTATTTGGCCAGCCAAAGCGCAAGAGATTGTTTATCGTGAAATGCCATCCAGCCCCTTCATTGTTGCCCGGTTCAGCAAAACAGCCGGTGAAATATACGGGCGCGGTCCTTTGGTTGATGCAATTGCAGATATCAAAACGCTAAACAAGACTTTGGAGCTTGTTCTCAAGAACGCAAGTCTAGCCATCTCAGGCGTGTATCTCGCCGCCGATGACGGTGTTCTAAATCCCCAAAGCATCAAAATACAGCCCGGTGCGATTATTCCTGTTGCCCGAAACGGTGGTCCACAAGGCGCGTCCCTGGCCCCTCTGCCTAAGGCTGGGGACTTTAACACAAGCCAAATCGTTATTCAGGATCTCAGAGTAAACATTAAAAAGATCTTGATGGATGATACGCTTCCGCCTGATACCATGTCTGCGCGATCCGCTACAGAGATAGCACAGCGTCAACGTGAATTAGCTTCTAATCTTGGATCGGCATTTGGCCGCTTGATGACCGAGATTATGACGCCTCTGGTTTCGCGCATTCTATTCGTTCTGGACCGTCAGGGCTTGATTAATATGCCCCTCAAGGTCAATGGTGTGCAGATCAAAGTCACGCCGGTATCGCCTCTTGCCGAGGCTCCCAAGATGGAAGAGGTCAATCAGCTTCTCAGCTTTATGCAGATTGCCAATTCTATGGGACCAATGGGGCAAGCAATTATTAACATCCCAGAAAGTATTTCGTTCATTGCGGAAAAAATGGGAATCGATCAACGTGTATTGAATACACCAGAAGAGCAACAAATGATGATGCAGCAAATGCAGCAAGCTATGATAGAACAGCAGCAACCTATGCCCACTGATGAAACAGTAGCAGAGGCCATGCAATGAGTTCGCCAGACGGTTGGGAAGGAATAAGTCAAGCGTTTGTCGAGCCGCCAAAGGCGGATGATCTGGACATACTTTATGGACGGGTCTTTAAATCTGAGGAAGGTCAGAAGGTGTTACATCACCTGAGACAGATAACTATAGAACAACCATCTTGGTATCCAGGCGAAGATCCTAGTCACGGTTTTGTAAGAACAGGCATGACTGAGCTTGTACGCCTGATTGAACGCAGGGTGGGAAGGAGCAATAATGTCTGAACAAGCAGAAACAATTGAAGTCTCTGAGGAGGCTCCTCTGGTTAATTTTCAAAAGCCAGAAGAACAGCCGCAAGAACAAGAACAACCGTTTCAATTACGGCCAGAAGAAAATGAAGAGGTTGATATTGATGATGGTGAACCGCTGGAACGTCCTGACTTTTATCCAGAAAAATTTTGGGATGATGATGGCCCTGATGTTGAGAAGTTGGCAAAAAGCTATGCAGAGCTTGAAAAGGCTTTTAAAGCGGGCAAACACAAAGCGCCGGATGGCGATTATGACACTAAAGATCTGGTGGATAAGGGTTTGGACTTGGAAGATCCTTCAGTCCAGGCGTTTCAAGATTGGTCTAAAAAGTACGGTATCTCGCAACAAGCTTTTGAAGAGCTTGCGGGGCAAGTCCTAGAGTTTTCTCAAGGTAGCCAAGAGGCCATAGAATATGATCGGCGACAAGAAATGCAGAAGCTTGGTGAGCGAGGCCAAGAAAAAATTGCGTATCTTGAGCGTCATATTACCCGCGCATCACTGACAAACTCAGAGCGCGAGGCTTTGGCCTACAGCCTGAACAGTGCTGATGCAATCAATGCAATGACTAAGTTTATTCAGGGTTATACGAACGAAGGCATACCGACAACGCCGGTTGTGGACACGCCTGAGTTTTCACAAGAGGATTTAAGAGCGGCTTTGGCAGATCCGAGATACCAAACTAATGAAGGTGGGTTTAGGTCAAAGATTGAACAAACTATGGCTAAAATGGGAGAAGATCCTAATAGTTGGGTAAACCGTTCTCGTTGACATAGCTAGATTTTGTTGCAATCACTACATTTTGGGTGTATAGGCAGATTAAGGGCTAACCGCTGCGCGGCCCCTTGATGTGGTAATCCACTGGTGGGCGCGGCCACTTTCGCGCAAGCGACTGCCCGGTTTACATCGGCTAACAGTAAGCGTTTTGAGTTGAAACCTAATAGGAGGCTTCTGCTATGGCGCAGAGTATTACTAATGCCTTTGTAACGCTTTTCGATGAGGAAGTTAAACAGGCATACCAAGGCGAAGCGTTGCTTCGCGGCACAATGCGGACACGTACCGGTGTCCAGGGTAACACAGTAAAGTTCCCAAAAATCGGTAAAGGTGTTGCAACAGTTCGTGTTCCACAAACTGACGTAACTCCATTGAACGTAACCTATAGCCAGGTTACCGCCACAATGTCTGATTATATCGCAGCAGAATATTCAGACATCTTTCATCAATCACACGTCAACTTTGATGAGCGCCGTGAATTGGTGCAGGTTGTTTCAAAAGCGATTGCTCGCCGTATGGACCAGCTTTGCATTGATGCACTTGATGCGGCTGCGTCTCCATCAACTGTTGCAACATCTGTGGGTGGTGCGGCTTCAAACATGAACATCGAAAAACTTCGTGCGGCTGCGAAAGCACTGAACGATAACAACGTACCAGCCGAAGGTCGTCACTTGTTGATGCACTCTTCTCAGCTTGACGCAATGCTAGGTGAAACTGAAATCACATCAAGTGATTTTGCTACCGTCAAAGCATTGGTTCGTGGAGAAGTTACATCATTCATGGGCTTCAACATTATCACAATGGGTGATCGTGATGAAGGCGGTGTTCCTAAGCCCTCAACCCGCACTTGCTTTGCTTGGCATCAAGACAGCATGGGTTATGCTGAAAGCATCTCTCAGAAGTCAGAAGTAAACTACATCCCAGAGAAAACATCGTTCCTTGTAAGTTCTATGTTCTCTGCTGGTGCGGTTGCTATTGACGATGAGGGCATCGTTAAAATTAGCTGTACTGAATAAGGAGACTGAACAATGGCTTTTAGCACAACAGGTTTCGTTAATTATGGCGGCGGCAAAAAGGGCGATTCGCCTGGTCTTTATGGCTACTCAACAGCCGACACGATTGCGACAGTAAACACATCTGGTTACTTCAACGATTTGTCAGATACACTTGCGGTAGGGGACGTTATTCTAGTGCGTTCCTCAACAGGCGGCACACAAGCTCTTTCATGGGTTTATGTAGCGTCTAACGCAAGCGGCGTTGTTGACGTAACAGACGGTCTAACAATTACAGCGACCGACACAGACTAATACTCTGGGGGGTTGGGCAACTGGCCCCCTTCAAACTTTTGGAGGGCTATAATGGCGTCTGGTGATACTGATGTTTCTGTTTGTTCCGCCGCGCTAATATTGTTGGGCGCTTCTAAGATTACATCTCTTAAAGATACAGATGATGTTTCTGTTGCTTGTAACAGTCTATATTCAAATTTAAAAAATTCTTTATTAAGTTCTTATCAATGGTCTTGGAGCTTAAAAAAACGTCAGCTTACGAAAATATCAACTGATCCGCTTACTGAATGGGATAACGCATTTTTTCTCCCCAATGATATGTTGTCTGGTGTTTTGGCTGTTTTTGAAACAACCGGCAATACAGAAAGACCAATTCGCTATGGTTGGGAGGTTTATGGAAATCAACTATTTACTAATCTTAATACCGTTTACATTGATTACCAAGCAACTGTTCCAGAATTTAAAATGCCACCATATTTTATTAGATTGCTGCAATTAGCAATGGCAGCAGAATTAGCCATTGTCATAACAGATCAACAATCTAAAGCGGAAAGTTTTCGTGCGCAAGCTTTTGGTTCTCCATCTGAAAATGGACGTGGTGGCGAAATGAGAAAAGCCATGAATATAGATGGGCGTGGACAAGCAACACAAATTATTGAGGATTATTCTCTTATTCAGGCGAGGTACTGATGAGAATTACGCAATATCAGTCTAACTTTTCTACCGGAGAAATAGATCCTCTTCTACGGGCCAGAACAGATCTTCAGCAATATCAGAATGCTTTAGAAGAAGCGACAAATGTTGTTGTGCAACCTCAAGGCGGAATTAGTCGTCGGGATGGTTTGGAGTTTGTTTTTGATTTTGGATCGAGCTTTACAGAATTTAAAATTATTCCATTCGAGTTTAGTACAAACGACAGCTATTTGTTGGTTTTTGTTGTTGGCCGCATTTATGTTTTTAAAAACAAAAATCTACAAAGAGATATTAATTCAAGTGGCAATGATTATATTACGGCCTCTGATATTACGGCAGCAATGCTTGATGAGCTTGAATATACGCAAGCTGTAGATACCCTAATTCTTTGCCATGAAGATCTTCAGACAAAACGTCTTGTGCGCAATTCTGATACATCTTGGACGCTTGAGAATCTGCCTCTGACTAATTTGCCACAATATGCTTATGCGCTTGATGAGCATTCTCCTAATTTTACGATTACGCCCAGCGCGACTACTGGCAATATTACAATTACTGCATCCTCTGTAACCACTGATAACGGATCAGCACAGGCTGGTTCTAGCAATACAATTACACTTAAAGCGGCAACATCTTATACATCTAATGATGATCCAAACGGTATGTGGATAACGCTTACAAGTGGAACGGGTGCAGGGCAAGAAAGATATATTACAGATTATGTTGCAGCAACAAAGGTCGCAACTGTCTATCCTGCTTGGACAACGCCCCCAGATAACACAACCAATTATAAAGTTGCAGCGTTTGCGCCATCTGCGGCTAATAACTTCGCTCAAGTTGAAAACACTTTTGGCCGTGTAAAGTATATTTCATATGTCAGCGATACCATAATGAATGCTGTTGTTGAGGTTCCGTTCTTTGACACAAGCGGTGTTGTTGCGGGTAATTGGATCGGTGAATTTGGCTATGAGGATGTTTGGTCAAGCACTAGAGGTTGGCCAAGATCGGCAACTTTTCACGAAGGTCGGTTATACTTTGGTGGCTCTAAGTCCAGACCGAATACTGTCTGGGGTTCTCGCGTTATTGATTATTTTAACTTTGACTCCCATACCGGGCTTGATGATGAGGCTGTTGAAACAACGATCAACACAAATCAACTAAATTCGATTGTAAATATCGTGTCTGGTGCGGATTTGCGTATTTTCTCAACGGGCGGTGAGTTTATTGTTGTTCAATCAGAAGATACACCAATTACGCCAAGTAATTTTTTGGTGCGACCACAAACCCGGCTTGGATCAAAGGCTGGTGTGCCAATTGAAGATTTAAATGGCGCAACGATCTTTGTTCAACGTCAAGGCAAAGCTATCAATGCGTTCCAGTTTGGAAACGATACCCGTTCTTATCAAGTGCAGAACATTGCTTTGCTATCATCTCACTTACTGAATACCCCGGTTGATATTGCTGTAAGAAGATCATCGTCAACAGATGAAGCGGATCGGTTGTTTGTTGTGAATAGTGGCGATGGATCGATGGCGGTATATTCTATCCTTACCGGACAGAATGTTATTGCGCCCAGCAAGTTCACAACTGACGGTGAGTTTATTGCTATAGCTGTTGAATTAAGCGAAGTTTATGCAATTGTTAAAAGGACGGTGGATTCTGCAACTGTATATTATTTAGAAGTGTTTAATTCTGACTTTACACTAGATAGCGGTGTCAGTGGTGGAGCAATAACAACTGTTCAATTAGGTCATTTACGTGGCAAAACAGTAAACATAATTAGAGATGGTATTTCAGAAAGCGCAAAAACAGTTAGCTCTGAAACCAACCAAATAGTTTTTGAGGTAGAAAATAACAGTGTGCCAGGCGAAGGATTTCCTTCTGTGTTAAATTTAAGGGCAACTTTTACCGGAACCGATGCGTCTAATGCTGCTTTGGTTGAAACAATTAATTTTAATGATACGAATACAACCTCTTGGACAACAACGGGAAGCTTTAAAAGTGTTAGCTCAATATATATAGATAACACAAGTGGAACGCCTTTTGCGGTATCAGGTTTTACCATAAACATTGGGATATCTGGCGATAATGACGCTATATTTGAAGATCCTTCAGATACGGTTGGACCAACTGTTGATTTAAATGGGATTGTCGTAAAGAACGGTGTTGCTGTTTTTGGCAGCATAACTTTAGATACGGCGGCAACATCTACTCACCAAGTCGGGCTAAATTATACGGTCCAAGCAAAAACAATGCCAACTGAGCCAACATTATCGTCTGGATCTATTCATGGCATGAAAAAAAGAATTGTTCAGGTTGATGCTCTTGTGGACAAAACCAAAGATCTGAAGATCAATGGCAGAACAATTGCATTTGATACTGAGAGCGGATCATCCGTAATTGCTGAATATACCGGATTAAAAACCGCGCATGGTTTGCTGGGATATGCTAACACTGGACAAATAACATTAACACAGACAGATCCTTTACCAATGACGGTTTTGGGTTTGGAGTATAAACTGAGTACGGGGTCTTAACATGGCGGCAGTCGCACCTATAGCAGCACCTTTGATGTTGGCTTCATCGGCCCTAAGCGCATACGGTCAAATCCGAGCCGGTCAAGCCCAGCGTGAAATGTATGATGAGCAAGCCGCTCAAGCTAGAATGCGTGGGCGATCAGAAGCTATTGCTTACAAGCAGCAAGGCGCTGATGTTCTTCGTAATCTAAATGAAAACTTATCTGCAATTATTGCACGATCAGCGGCGGGAGGTGTTGATCCAACAAGCGGATCTGCGGCAGTCATGCAACAATATGCAATGGCCGAAGGTATTCGAGAGAAGAATATTGCAGCGGATAATGCTCTCTTGGCAGAGGGTCAGGCGGCAACCCAAGCACATCAATACCGCATGGCTGGTCGAGCCGCTCAACAAGCGTCCTTCTTCCAAGCAGCGGGTACGCTTGGGATGGGTATTTATAGATATGGACAGTTAGCATAATGGCCAGATTACCGAGATATCAAAGAGCGGGTGTTCGCACTCGGCAACCTCAAGCCATAGAGTTTGCGGGCATAAGAGAACAAGCCCAGCTTGGCCAACAGATATCTCGCAGTTTCGATGAAATGTCACAGTTTCTATACAAGACAGGCGCAGAAGAGGCTGAGAGGCGCGGTATTGAGCGCATACGCACGGAAGGGGCGCAGCCGGTACTTGAGGCGCTTCGTGAACAAGGTGGCCCTAGAACCATTGCAGAGAAGGCTGCGTATGAAGCCGGTAATCGTGTGGCCGTTGCTGAGATCCAAGCTGAAGCAGATCTTGAAATTACCAGAATTTTAAATGAAGGCCAAAAAAACAAAACATCATTCTCTGCTATTCAAGCGCAGCTAAAAGATGTTACTGATGGTTTCCCGGCGGCATTGTCTAACATCGATCCGGTATCTGCCGGGGTTCTTCGCACTAGGCTTACAGAAGCTTCTGGCAAAGCGGAGATGCGCTATTCTAAGTGGTGGACCGGAGAACAAACAAAGCTTCGTAAGGAAAAGCAAAACCGCGTTTCTGCAAATATAGCAGAGAGTATTATCGGCAATGCTACGGTTCCGGGTTACGTTGTTCAAGAGATTGAGAATGATATTCAAATCGGATCTAAACATCTTACAAATTTAGGTGTAAAACCTGAGTTGGTTGCAGAATGGGCCGATGGTGTAAGAGAAAAAGCCATCAAGGAAAAAACAACATTTGAATTTTATCAAAAGCCGATTGAAGAACAACGCGAAGAAATAGAAAGCATTTTATCTGGTAATAAGACTTTGCCGGGTATGGACTTTGAAAAGAGCGTTCGATTTGTAAATGGATTATTGCGGCCAGAATATAATCGGAATGTTGCGGCTGTTAAGGCTCAGTCTGATTATGTAGTAAACAAAATAGAAGATCAGCAAGAAGTCCTTGAAGATGGCGGTCGTCTTTCTCAGGAAATACTGGCGGATTTAAATAATGCGGTAGATGAAATTCTTACGGCTGATCCTCAACGCGGCCCTGCATTGCAAAGTGCTATGAAGTCTTTGCAAGAAACTGACGAGTTTTTTAGTGGCTTGCGTAGTCTGTCATTAACTGATGCTGAGGCTACGGTATTTCAATTGCAGTCTGGCATGGAAGGTCGTGGCGGCGAGGGGATTGATACGGTACTTGAGCAAAAGCGATATGAGCAAGCAAGTAAGTTCTTAGATAATATGAGAACCCAAATCAGCAAAGATCCTATGGGTTATGCTCAACGTGTCGGCTTTATTCAGGATGTTGAACCAATAATAGATTTAGTTGATGGTCGCCCGGTTGTTAATGAAAGTGCTATGCGGATCAGGCAAATTCAAGCGCAACAAGTGGCAAATCATTATGGTCTTGCTGCACCCAGACTTTTGTTTGGTGAAGAAGCCCGGCAGATTAGCCTGGTCTTAGATAAAGCGGAAGGCATGGCTAAATTAGATATGCTCGGCGCTTTAGCTTCATTCGATCAAGCGGCTGGTCAAGTATTGACGGATATAGCAGAATACAATCCAGAGATGGCACTTGTTGGTGCGTTGGTAAATGAAGGCAGAATTGAAACTGCAAACATTGCGATTGCTGGTTTTGAGCGTTTGAAGCTTGGAGAAAAACCGGCTGAGTTTACGACAACAAATATAGATGAGGTGCATAGTCAATTTGGAAGAGCAATCACAACGCCCAAACATCATGCGGCGGTCAAAGAAGTTGCTAAGGCAATTTACACGGAAATGGCTGTAAGTAAGGGTGTTTTTACATTTGATGCTAATCTTTATGAGCAAGCTTATCAAATGGCGGCAGGGCAAACTGTTCGTGATGGCAAGGTATATGGCGGTATTCAAGAGGTTCGCGGTATGCAAACCTTCGTAATGCCGGGGATGACAGGCGATCAGCTAGAACAATACTTAAATGAAATAAGTGTTGATGTTATTCAATCTGCAACGGGTCAGCAAATTAGTGGCAACTTAGCTGAACAAATTAAAGAAAACGAATCATATAGATTCCGTAATGTTGGCGGCAATAAATATTCAATAGAATATGGCGATAAGGGTGAGGCATTTGTTTCGGATGCAGATGGTCGGCCAGTTATTATTGATATTACACAATTACAAAAATCCTTTGGTTTAATACTGCCAGAAGTAAGCGCACCAGCAATGGGCACTGCGCAACCAATGCCCACTTCTGAAGAGATAACAACGGGCATAACGGGCTTAGAACAGATCACTGAAATATCTCCGGCAGCAGTTCAAGCACAACCTGGTTTAAGATTAGAGGATCTTCCAGAAGAGCTTGAATTTGTGCCTGGGTCTAAAGAAACCCGTGAATTGAAAAAGGCAATAGAAAGCATTTCTGAAAGCCCTAGAAAAGAAATAATGATTAAAAACATTGAAAGAATGCTGGATTCAATTGAAGGAGTTAGAAACAGAAAAAGCACTAAAGCATATAAACAAATGATACGCAGAAAAATGGCTAAAAACCCAACATTCTTTATGTCTTATGATGATTGGCTGAAAACACAATGATACAGTTTGATCGATCAGATGCGTATGATTTTCCCGGCATGGTTGGTATTTCTGAGCCGGTATCTGACTTTGCAGAAAACTTTTTTGCTGCACAAGATAATATGCGTCTTAACGATCAGTCTCAAAGTAAAGAGCTTATTCTTAAAGATTTGTGGACGCCTATTGTTGAAGAAATGCGTGAGACATTCCCCAACCAAGGATTTGGCGGTCGTGATTTTGAGAACCCGGCAGACTTCTTAGGGATTGGACTAGGTGTTTATAGTTCAGCCGGTGGTCCACAGGACAGATATAACTTTGCTGTAAATACTCTCCTGAATTTTATGAACGAAAATCAGGAAAGCTTACCAGATCATTTAAAAGGGATTACGGTTCAAAGCTTAGAGGATATTGCAAAGGAACGTGCGCAAGCTGCACGAAAATACGCTGAGGAAGTTGGTGCAAGAAACTTTACTTTTAGCGGGACGGTTGGTCAGTTTGTTGGTGGTGTTACTGGTGTAGCTCTTGATCCAGTTAATGCGTTTGGGATTATGGGAGCTGCATCCAAAAGCTTATGGCGATTGGCATTTACTGAAGCTGCAATTGGTGCGGGTACTGGCGCAATAGCGGAGGCCGGTGTTGCGGATTGGTATGAAGAATTAGGGTATGATTACACATATCAAGACTTTCTTCGCAATGTTGCATATAACGCGGTGGGCAGCGCAGCGTTTGGTGTGGGTATTCGGGTATCAGCGGATGCTGCAAAAAGCGGTTGGAATGCAATCAGTAAGTCTGGCAAGGCAAATAAAAACAGTCAAGCTTTGGCAGATGCAGCGGAGGCAAGAGAAGAGCTAGAGGCCGATAATCCGTTTACAGATGCGGATTTGCCTTCGTCCCAGGCAGAGCATACTTCCAGAACAGTAAGCGCAGAAGCGGCGATTGAGAACAACACCTTACCAACAATGCCAAATGAGGCCACTATTCAGCCCAAAGAATACGAGGGTGATAACTTAGATGGTTTTGTTTTTAAAATTCCAGCCAAAGATATTTTAGTTGATGCTAAAAGATTCCAGTTTAAAACTGGTGGTGACGAATTTGGCGTAACGGAAAGATTGCAAGGTATAACGGAATGGAACCCTGACTATGCCGGAACCGTTATGGTATGGGAAGATGTTGATGGTAAGATCTTTATTGCAGATGGCCATCAACGTGTCGGTCTTGCTAAAAGAATTATGGCGGCTGATCCCAGCCAAGAAATAAATCTTATTGCACGAAAATTTAGAGAGGTTGATGGTGTAACCGCAGAGCAAGCAATGGTAAAGGCTGCGGGCGCTAATATTGCTGCGGCAGATCCAAAGGTTCAAAAAAGTTTATTGATTGATGCCGCTAAGGTATTGCGGATTGATCCAAAACAAATTGATGAATTAAATTTGCCGCCCCGATCAACGCTAGTTCAACAAGCAAGAGATCTTGTTGTTTTAAATGATAAGGCTTTTGGTGCAATTATAAATGAAGTTATCCCAGCAAACTATGGTGCGATAGTTGGTCGGTTGATTGATGATCCTGATTTGCAAGATGCTGCTATTGCGGTTTTGGCAAAGTCAGATCCGGCAAACCTTTTCCAAGCAGAGGCAATAGTTCGTCAGGTGCGGGAAATGGACACTGTGCAAGAAACGCAAGTGTCTTTGTTTGGCGAAGAAATTATCACAGATAGTTTGTTTACAGAACGCGCACGGGTTCTTGATAGAACAACTAAGCTTTTGCGTGGTGATAAGGCGGCGTTTGAAAGCCTGAGTAAAAACGCTGAACGTATTGAAGCAGAAGGCAATAAGCTTGCCAAAGAACAAAACCAAAGGAGGGCCGACCAAGATGCCCAAGCGATCACGCTCCTCCAAGCGCTTGCAAACCGAAAAGGCGTCCTCAGCGATGACCTCTCAGCGGCAGCAAGAACAGCTAGAGAAACAGGAAACTATGCAGAAGCAGCCCGAAACTTCGCCGATGCTGTCAGACGAGGAATTGAGCGAGGCGATTTTGACGGGGCGTCAACTGGCGATGTTGGACGCGCTGTCGATGTTGCGCCGCAAAGCCGCGAGGCTGCGATCGAAGAAGAACCAACCCTAGAGGGATTTGATGAACCAACTGGCCCAGCGGCAGAAGAGCAATTAGATCAAATGGTATTAGATCAGTTTCGAGATATGGAAAATATTCCTGAACAGGAGCTTGATTTAGAAATTCCACTTGCATCAACGCTCGATGAAGATGGAAATGCAATTGCAGTAACAAAAACATTGCGTGATATTAAGGCTGATATCGATGCAGAGGATGCACTGATTAACCGTTTGGGGGTATGTGGTCTATGAGTACATTTAGGCAGTGTGTTGAAGATGGTGTAAGGGCTGGTGAAATTACTCAAGCACAAGCGGATGAATATGGTAATTTGTTCGATGAATTGGTTGAGCAATACAACCAACAACTAGGACCAGGCCCAGCGCAAACAAAAGCCGGGATCGATGCAGCGGCGGCTGTTCGTAAAAAGTCTATAGAGCGCAAGCGTCAAGCAATGCTGCAAGCGCAGACATGGAAAAAGATTAGCGTGGATATGGCAAGCTATCGTAATGTTGCTGGCCAACAGAATATGAACAAAGCGGCATTGGCTCTTTTTGAACAAGACATCAATTCAAAATATGCAAGCATTTCGCAGCTAGAGGCCACGATCCAGCGCAGCGCAACCCGAAAGATGGATAAGTTCTTAGCAACATTTCGTCGGGATCTGGTTGGTCGAGTGCGGAACAAAGCGCAACTTAACAATATGATAAAGGAAGTTTTCAACGAAAGCACTGGCGATGCCTCTGCTAGAGAATTGGCATTGGCGTGGAAAGAAGCGTCTGAATATTTACGCAAGCGCTTCAATGCGGCGGGGGGTGCTATACCAAAGCGTTCTGATTGGGGATTACCTCAGCAACACAGCGCTGTAAAAGTACGTGAAGTTGATTTTAACGAATGGCGAGACTTTATTATTGGCCGTTTAGATTTTGAGCAAATGAAAGATATGGAAACTGGACTGCGGTTTTCCAAAGAAAGATTAGAATTTGCTTTAAAAGATGTTTACGACACAATTAGTAGTGATGGAAAAAGCAAGATAAAGCCAAGCGGTCGGCCAACTGGCGTCAAGTCTTTGGCAAATAGAAATGCAGATCATCGTTTCTTAGTGTTTAAAAACGCAGACGCTTGGATGGAGTATCAGCAAAAGTTTGGCAATGATAATCCCTTCGATGTGATGATGGGGCATATCAG